TACATCTCTCCACATACCTTCAGGTAGTAAGAAATCATGTAAGTTATCAAGAATAAACTGTGAATACTGTTGTGCCTCAATAAAGGCAGTTGTATTACTAGTTAATTGTGACATAGTTTTTCCTTAGTTTGATAAATTTAATTTAACTTTTTCACCAGCAATTTTCCAAGCGTTGACTAAATCTTTAGTCGTTGCACCCTGTTTAACTCTAGCACTAAGAGTAGACGGATCTACTTGTTGATTAAGAGTCTCAGTGTTGACAGAACTAGTAGGTTTAGATACAGGAGTTATTTTTGCTTCTGTTAAACCTGCAAGTTTTAATACAACATTTGGAGAGCTAGCTGCTAAGCTATTTAGTTGTTGCTCACTTAAACCATTCTCGAGAGCTATATTTTTATAGACAACTTCAGCTTGAGTTCCAAACTTTTCAGTAAACTTTGACGCTACTTGAGAAGCATTAGATTTAGCTTGTTTTTGTCTTTCTTTAAAGTCTAGAGTTTGATTTACGAGTTGCAGTAATTTATCTTGATCTAATTCAACTCCTTGGGGGTTTTCCTTAGGTTGAACGCCAGACTTAATTTCATCTAGAAGCTCTTCTGTAGTTCTACGTTTAGTTAGTTCTTCTTTTACTGAGGCAAGTTCAGACTCTAAAGTTTGAATATGCTTTTGGGCATGAGGAACTGATTTTAACGCATCTTCTACTGACTGATACTTCTTACCATCTCCCACTAATTCAGCAGCTTCTGTCGGAATCTGGAATACGGGTTGTTGGTTAACTTGGTTCTGTGCTTCGTTGGTACTTGGCTCAGATATTTTATTTTCTTCAGACACTATTTTCTCCTTGGTCAGGTAATAAAGACTGAAGTTTTAGAAATGCTTTTTGGAAACCTAATTGATAGGCTTGATACTCAGACCAGGCAGGTAAAGAGAAACTCTCTTCATCTACAGACTTTCGTCTAGATAGCTCTACTTGGTCTTTTATATACTCTTTAAGTAAGTCAAAAACTTCTTGTTTTGATAAGCTTTTAGCTTTTTCAGATTTTAAATCCATAGAATAATTATAACATAAATTTGACTAAAAGTCAAGTGTTAATTACATTCCAGGCATCTGAGCTTCTAAAAGATCATCTTCTATTGGAGTATTTTGTTGTACTGCCATAGATTGTTGAACTTCACTAACGAGTTTCTGAGTCTCAGCTTGTTCAAATATAGCAGCATTATCTTTAATAAATGCATATTTTTCAAAGCCCATATACTCTTCCACCATTTTAGCAAGACGTTTTGCAGAAATATGAGGAGCAATTATTTGTCCAATAGGACTGTTAAAGACTCCTAACATATTCTGTACTAATTGAGCTCTAGCGGCATAATGTCTAGCACCAATAGGACGTAATTTACCTTTAGCGGTAATATCCTCTTTAGTAATAGATAAGAAGTCAGTTACTCCTAAGTCATCATCCATAACTCTTGAAAGTTCTACCATATCCATATTATGTCTAGCTATTTCTAACATAGTATTAAGAATAGGTTCAAGGAACTCAATTTCAAATTTATTAACTTTATGTTGGAAGATACGTCCTGCAGCATTCTGTAACTGTTGTACTTCAAACGCTGTCTTTTCACCAGGAGTTCTGAAACCCATAGCTTCTTTAGGAGCACCTGCCATCTCTTCCATGATCATTAATAAAGCTGCAATCTCATTGTTAACTTGGAACGCAGCTTGATTAGGAGGTAGCATTTCAATACCACCATCTTCAGGAATGTGAATAGTAGCTTCTGGACCCCACTCAAAGGGTTCTACATCACCTTTAATAATCAGAGGCGGATGTATTGTTAAGTCTAAAGCATCCGCTTTTAAGTTTTCTAAATGGTCAATTCTATACTGAAGACCAACTAAATTATCTAGAGGGCCCATACCATAAAGATTATCTGGTCTTTCTCTCCAACCAACATGATGTTTATTATCTGTACCTAGCCAAGAAGTATTCTCAACGTTACGAATAATATAAGATCTATCAATCATCGTAATAACTCTATTCTCTAAGAGTTCTCCAGTAACTTCACTATAAAGATCACCTTCAAATTCTAGGATCTCTACTAAACCAGATTGATAATACTCTTGTAAAGAACCAAAACCATCTACAATAAAACCTTCTGCTTTATTAATGTCTTCCATTTTAAAGAATGAAATGTTTTTACGAACATTAATAGCTTTTTCTACAGCAGCTTCATCATAGTTAAGATCTGGTCTATATTTAATATCTTTCTTTAACTCACCAATTGATTTAACATAACGAGTAAACTTAGGTGAACTCTTAAAAGTTACAGCTGTAGGATTAAATACAATATCAAATGGAGAGATTCTAACTAGTTTAGGACCTCTATAAGTAGTTATTTCTTCCTTAGTATACTGATCAATATGAGACTCGTTTACATAAACTACATCAGCAAAAGAGTTACCATAATCTATGTAGTCATAAACTAACTGAGCTACCGTTTCTCTAAAGTTAGATTCTCTTAATTTATTCTTAAGATAAGCCTCAATAGCTTTTCGTTTCTTATGAGTACTTGAGTTTAAATCAAAACCCTCCCACTTAAGCCAGTCATCATTAGGAAATAGAGCATCCATATAGTTAGCATGTAGATTATCTCTGATCTGCGTAAGCTTAGGAAGAGTAGTTTTATTCTTCCAAGGAAGTTTAGAGTTAGTAGTTTTGGTAGTATCAGTAGCGAATAAATAGTTACGGAGTTCTCTCCACTCTATTTCTTTATCGTTACGTTGAATCCACCAATTATTATAGAGGCCTGCTAACTGTCTAGCAAAAGTGTCTCTATTAATTAATTCTCTTAATTGTGCTACTTTTCCAGCCATAATTTTTCCTTAGTAAGAAACTCCACCGAAACGGCTATGAGTTACAATGTTTTTACCTACTGAAAATGCCCCAACTCTTTGCTTAGGTATCATTGCAATAGATATAGCGTTTGCTAATGCATCTTTAATGTCATCATGAGGAGGATGTGCCATTACTAGTTCTTCCTCTAGGGACTGACAATTACCCCCTTTGTAGTGCCATATTTGCATATTATCATATTTAGGTTCTAGTACAGCTGAAACACGCTCATACTTATCTCCTAATGACCTTGTAGGTCTAAACTCATCAATAGAGAGTGGTATACCATTAGGTTTAAGGTAACTCTCTTTTAATTCTTTAACAATTGTTTGTTGAGCTACAGTAACCTCAGCTCTAATCTTTCTAAATCCCCACTTTTCCCAAGCTCTAACTATATGTTCGTAGTACTCTACGATTCTATCAGTCTTAAATCTATCAATATCGAGTACATAGTAGTTACCTTGATGGTCTACACCTATAGTAACTAGTGCAGTGTAGTCAGCCTTTTTACGAAGAGAGAAAGCAAAGTCAATAGCAGCATAAATATTAAGCTTCCTATCTCTAATATACCAATCTCCTTCTTTATTCTGAAGTATAGACTTATCAAAGTACTGAAACTTATCTGCACTAATTCTTGCAGTGTCTTCACTATTTGGATTATTATAGTATTGAGCATAGAATTGTGTAGTGTCAATATACTTAGCTTTAATACGAGCTAACTCTTTATCATCAAATCCAAACTTCTTACCATCTGCTCGTGTTTGTTTAGGCCAGAGGAACTCTCCTTCTGTCTCAACTACTCTTTGGAATAACTCATATACTTCCTCCTCAGAAGTTATATCACCATCATTATCGTAGAGAATCTCTTTCATTCCTACCATGGTATCATATATATCTTTTGGATGATACCTAGTACCTACGACCCATTCTCTAGCGCCCGGATTTTCAATGGAAGCAAGCTGAGAGTAAGCAGATTCAACTTTCTCACGACCATCAGCTGTATAAGCGTTGCTAGGAACAACAATATCGTCAAGAACCACAACGTCAGCATGAAAACCTGTGGTATTAGATGTAAGACCAACAGCTTTGCAAGTCGCATCACGAACTCCTTCTAATTTACGTTGAGGGTGGTCTACAGCAATCTCAGATACGGCCCACTTTTCTCGTTTACCTTCTTCTATATTGATCATTTCAGGCCAATATCTACGATAAATAGGGCTATCAATAATTTGTTTAATAGCGTAAAGCTGTTTCTCAGCTAAGTCTGCCGTAGCAGATACATATAGAATTGTAGTCTCAGGGTATTTAGTAATCCACCAAGCTGTTCTATAGGCAACAAGTTTACTCTTCATGTGTCCACGAGGAAGAAGAACTAATTGATTGTTCTTACTTTCTGAACGAGTCCACCATTGGATTAGTTCTTCGTGTACTGCACCTAACATTAAGTGTGGTGCTACGAGTTTAATAAAAACTGATAAATCGTTTTCAGCAGACTCTTTAATTAAGTCTAATTTATCTTTCATTATTTTTTATTTTTATTTCTAGCAGATATAGCCCTTGCCTTAGCTTTAGCATCTGCCTTAGAGGAAGCACCCCAAGCCTTAAGAGATAACAATAGTCTAGTTGGTTCGCCGTTAGGTTTACGTTCTGGTCCTGGCATACCACCCATACGAGCTAAGAAAGAAGCTCTGCGTGGATTATCACCTGATTTAACAGGAGCTTTTAAAGTTCCACCTTTATAGGAAGCTCTTCCTTTGGCATTTAATCCACCCTTAGGATTCTTTCCTTCTTTTCTTGTCCATGCTGGTGTTTTCATTTTATCTAAACCTCGCTGTTTTCTTTGCTATATTCTTTGGTTGTTTAACAAACTGTTTTCCTGCTTTGTTACCTTGTGCTTTAGCTTTATTTGTAGAAGCTTTTTCAGAAGAGCTTAATGCTTTCCAAGCAGCCTCAGGTAAGTATCTTTTTTTACCTTTACTTGGTTTGCCATCAGATGTTTTCCATTTTTGACTAGTCCAAGCTTTTAAAGACTGCTGAGATTTAGCAAGAGCCATTACTTATAACCCCCACCTG